TATATCTCCCGCAGGTTCTTGCTGCAGGATAAACGTCTCGCTCGAGTCAGTGCGGATAGCAACATCGCCCACCTGCACGTCGAGCGCCAACATTTCTTGTTCGCTAGAAACTACAAACGGCTCGCTGATAGCGAGACGGGGCACCTGTTCTGACCTGAGCTTTCCCTGAGCGTTCAGTGTTGCAACGCCGGTGGGCGCGCCTTTTTCAAGAGCGGGAATTGCGCCATCGGCCTTGGCTCCCTGAGCAGCAGTTGCGAATTCGTCAGTATCGCGAGTTGCCGCACTGCCTAGTCCAAGGTTGTCACGAGCTGTAGGCGCACTCGCAACATCGCCAAGGTTGCTATCCTTACGCATAAAATCATCAGCGTCTGATGTTGCCCCGCTGCCTAGACCAAGGTTAAGTCGTGCATCCTCTGCGTTATCCAAATCTGACAGGTTTTTTTCTGTTTGCAGAAATTTACCCGATTCTTCAGTTGCGGCGCTTCCGAGGCCAAGGTTGATACGTGCATCGTCTGCGCTATCCAAATCTGACAAGTTGTTCGCAGATTGGAGAAAAAACTCAATATCTTTTTTCGATGCCGTGCCAAGCTCGCTAAGCTCAAACTCACCGTCCAGCCAATCTTTTAATTGGCCCGCGCTAACACTTCTTGTGCGCCAGACGTCATTCTTTTTTATCGACACCTCAAACAACATTTCCCCGCTTGCCGTGTCGATGACTTCCATTTGACTGATTTTTATGGTTTCGCTCATTTATATATCTCCAACTTGCCTGACTATACCGCCTTCGCTCGACCGTATTCGGCCGTTTTCATCCATTCTAGTTACAAACACACTCTCTACTATCCTCAGGATGTCATCTTCTGACACCCTGAGCAATCCGTCTTCGCTGATGCGGACTCCCCACTCCAAAAACGCAATCCATCCTATATCTACTTCCCAATTGTCCACAACAATCGTCCTGTTATCGGCATCTCTGCCAAGAGACAAGCCGCCGCTCAGCATCCACGCGCCGTGAGTAGTCTGCACGAGTCTACCCGCCGCAGGGGAGAAGCTTTGTAGCAAATGCAGCGCCACCCGTGCCTGCTGTAGCCACGTATGCGCTTCTTGTGCGTTGCGATGCCTTACGCGCACTTGCACACGCCATTTTTGTCGTCTGTAACCCGTGTTCTCCAGGCCGCCTATGTGTCGCGGCCTGTCGCTTGGGGTGTCGTAGATTGTCAATGTGTTATCGGGCGCTGGCGGCTCGCCGTTGATGAATATACTGCCGCCAAGCGTGCCCACGCCTTGCTGCTGTAGGTATAGCGCGACAATATGGGCTGCTGATTTCATTTGATTTTCGCCTCTTCTTCGGCTAGCTCGATAACTCTATCTGTTTTCTCAATAATAGCAGTTTCTAGGAATTTAGCCTGCCCAACGTTGTGGTGCGCTTCCAAATCCTCGTGCACGTAAAGCGCGTAATTTTGGCGCACATCAATACGCGCGCCGCCATCAACGGGAACCACGAACTGCGCGTTTTTAAGGTCGCCCGTATCAACAGGTGTAAGCTCTTTTGAGCGGTTAACAATCTCGCCCGCGGCCTTGCGCACACCTTTAACAGAAAGCTCCTCGATGCGCTCAAGCTGTTCGGCAATGTTTTTTTCGATTTCTTCAAGGCCTGCTATCATGGCGTGCTCCCAAGTATTTGCCCGTTACCATCGATGGATATTGGTGCCATGCCTGATATTGCGGCGCCTGCTTGGCCTCCTTGTCCGCCTGACGTTATTTGTATGCCGCTACTTCCCCCGCGCCTCGTTCCTATGCCGCCGCTACTTCCATTTTGACCGACGTCTCCACCGCGCCCTGATGCGCCGCTGTAAGCCTCTGATCTAGACCCGTCGTTGTATGATTTTGCGGCGCCACCATCTCCGCCTGTTAAGAGCTGGCCAGACTCCCCTACTGACCCAATATGGTGGCCCACCATGAGCGCCCCGTGAGGGTTGCTAAAAACACCTGGCTCACCACGGTTGTGGGGCGCCCCCTCAACCACGCCGCCGCCGCCGCCGCCGCTTGCGCCGGTGACTGCTACCGACACAGCCCCTTGTGTTATCAGGTTAAAATCAGTAGCTCCACCGCTGCCGCCGCCGCCGCCACCGCCACCGCCTATTACTCCGTTGTTTGTAAGCGAAATCACACATGTGGTGCTAATAGCTGCTCCGCCATCCTCGCCATTTCTTCCGTCTTGGGCGTCATAACCAGATTGAGTTGTCGAGCCTCTAGCGTAGCCACCGTTGCCGCCTCTTCCGCCCCTGCCTAAAACATATGTCTCTGCGCTCACTGCTAGCTGTATCTCAACACCACCATCAACCCAAGCCTGTGGAAAATTGAAGTCAATCGCGGGAGTGCTGGTGTCTGTTGCGCCGATGATCACCCCGCTCGCCACCGTCACTATAATTCTATCGCCGCTTCTTGGTGTGTACGTCGGATACGTCGCATCAAATATGTTTTTAACATTGACGTTTGTCATATCCTCAGCGATTAATATCGGCCACACGTTCGGTCTTGCGTGGGTACCCACGCCAAAGTTAAGAGCTATCGCTTTGTAGTCCCATTTGCTGCCGGTCACTGCTTCTCGGACACTTGTCACCTGCGCAGCTAATTCCATCTCTTCGCCCATGGTGTTTGTAACAAGACGCGTTTTTAGTCTAAAAAACTGAGCTAGTTTCAAATCACTGTCTTTTGCGTCGAGGCTAAACTGCAATTCGAGCGGAGGGTTTTTGTATAGTTCATGGATATTTTCGCCCAATTCTGCCGCTAACGTTCCGTCTAGAAAATATCCATACACATCCTTGCTCGTGACGCTGCGCCTGTGATTGTCGTCCTCTTGCTCTAGGTCAATAAACGATTGCACCGACTTATAGTTTTTCGTGTCGTCCAAATTCTCGGCCCAGTTACGAACGCCATGGTGCACATTTACGCGCGTAAATACGCGGTTATGCTGCGGTTTTATACGCAAACTGTCTGCAACAATGTTGCTGTGCTCGTCGATAAGTTTTGAAAACTGCAGCTCGGCCACGGGAGGCGCGGGCACGTTCGCGGCCAAGTGAATTTTAGCTGCTTCCTCGTTCCAGTACGGGTAAAAATACATTTGCTCGGCAATATCTTCCAGCAGCTCAGCAACGCTCGTTGGCTCGGTTATATAGCCTGTGTATTTGTGTTGTAGCCAGTCGTATTGATTGACGACTTGGCCCCATTGCGCGATGTCGAGGAAGTCGCCCACCTCGTTTATGTTAGTGTAAAGCGTTAGTAGTGTTTCTATTATCTGTTCTACCCCTTGATTAGCAAACCACCAGACTTGCTGTATGGCATCCCCCTCATTATGACTCTGAATTTCTGAGCCTAACGCCCCTCTTGTTATTTCTACGTTCGGGCTTTCGGGGTCTCTGTACGAGACAATAACCTCGCCACCTAGATACCAGTAATATCTCGACCCTTGTATTTGGCTTATAAACCCGTAACTTGACCATTGAGACAGCGGAATAGATCCAGATACGTCGCTGCCTAGATCGGACTTTAGTGCTCTGCCCTCCTCTCTAGGCACCTTAGCGTGCTTGATATTAGTCAAAAACAGCGGGTCTTGGCACTCGATGCTAAGCGTGCCGCGCTCGTCAACATTGCCAACGTTTTTAATAACAAAAGTGCGCGTCTTTTTGCCCACCACCTCGCCGTCTTTTATGTATCCCGTAACCCAGTCCACGCGACGCGCGTACAGGTACGGATTGCGCGCAAGGTATTTAATCAAAAACGTGCTTCGTTCATCGGGCTGATAACCCACGCTATCCAGCTGCGCTGCGCCGCTAATCCTCTGTGTGAAATACTTGTCCTGTAGGCGGTCGTTTGAGCGGCCGTCCATCAATGTAATGTTTAGCGTTGCGCGCGTTCCTAGCGGCCCTGAGCCGCTATCTCCACCTGCGGGGTTAATTGTCGCGGGCCTGTGACTTGTTCTATGCAAAAACGGGTATGCCGCTTCAAAATCTTGACCAAGCACCGCAGGCGTGACAATTGTGCTGATGAAATTATCTGGATTGTAAAACACGTCACGATGCGTGCCACGGTTGTAGCTGTTCTTGACGGGGCAGGTGTTTATAGTGTTAAAACATTTGTCGGTGACGTCGCCGCCAAGCACGGCAGGGCAGCTAGTGCCGAAGCTGCGAAGGCATGTATCACGATAAACAATAACGTACTCAACTGGGTATCTCATGCGGGGCACCTCAGCGTAAAGCTTACCTGCACGTACTCTTCGTCTGCTGTGTAGCGATAGTTTGGCTCGCTCTCAGTCCACCCGTAGTGCACGAAATCTTTGTCCGCAACCTTATAATGCACATAGCACGCGCGCGTTTCAAGCTTTTCAAACAATTCTAAAATCTCGTTCATGCGGTCTGTGGTGGCAATAAAAGATAGCGGCTCAAGCGTCACGGTAGCGCCTCGCCTTACTGCTGTGCGCCCCAAAAAGTGACCTTTTGAACTAATGTTGTTGTTGTAAACCACGTCCTTATTAAACTGCGCAGGGCTTAGCTGTGTGTTTTCGATGCAGGGGAATTCGTAAGCGTTGCCGTATGCAATGTTTATTAGCGTCGGAGTGTTGCCCTGCCAGTCTAGCCGCATTCTCAGTAGCGAAGACTCAACCCAAGTTGACGGCACAACAAACATGAGTGGGGCAACAGATTGTTTCGCGCTGCCGCTTTGCGCAGTCATAGGAAGAACTAGCGAGGTATCAAAATTTTCAAGCGTGCCCGATACATCTTGCGTGCCGCTCTTTCCGCCAAACACAAGTGCAAAAACACTTCTCTTCTCAGACGGTTTTGGAGCGCCTTCGCTTGTGTCAATAAGTACGCTTGAATCATTTTTACTGTCAGGTGTTGCGCCGTTATACGTTAGGTCGCTAGCTATGTTTTCCTGTAGCTCGCCCGTGTCTGTTGACGTGTACCCAAAAGGAAGTATTTGCGCCTCGCTTGAGTTAACAGGCAAAATAAGCATCTACATCACTCCCACAATCCTGCCGCCATCTTCTAGCTGCGTATTTAGCGCGGCCAACACCTGTGCGCCGTCATACAGTTGACTAGGGTCAATGCCGTGCAAATAAACGTTTTGCGTCATTTCGCCGCCTCCTGATGCCACTGCTTGCGGCTCAGGCGCTGCAGCGCTTGGTGCGCTTGGTGCAGCAGAGCTTCCGCCGCCGATTTTTTGCTTAGCAATGTTAGCGACGTTCGCAAATCCTGCAGCGCCCACAAGCGCTGCCATGGGTGGGCCTATGATTGGCCCTAGCGCCCACGCTTTGCCGATACCTTGATATGTGTCAATGGTGGCGTTAGCTATCGCAGCAGCTTTGCCGATTTCAAACATGGACTTGCTGCTACTGTTCATTAGGCTTTCACCTTGGCCTAGCGCGGTCTGAATGCCACTTAGGCGGGCGCGTTGCCCTGCTTTTTCAATGTTGGTTAGCGCGTCTTGGTATTGCTGCTCTGCGGCTAGCATGCCGTCGTGGTATTCTTCGAGGCTAATAAACTCAAGCGCGCGCGCTTCGTTCAGCCGATCCATTCGGTCGTTTCTCTGCTGCTCTAGAAACTCTTCCTCTGTGAGCATGAAGTCCATAGCGCCACGGCGAATCTCGATGATGTCAGCCATGTGGGTTTCTTCCAACTCTTTCATTTCATCAAGAGCGCTCGCCGTTTGGTCGCGCAAGCCAACACCCGTCGCTCGGTTGACTTCCAAAATGGTCGCCTGCACGCGCCCCAGCATATCTTTGTTTTCATCTTCGTAGCGCGCACCGCTCCATACATCGCTCATCGCGTTCGCGCTGTCTTTTGCAGTTTGGATAATGTCGCTAAACCCGTTCTTTGCTGTGCTTACGGCCCCTTTAAAGTCCCTATTAAACAGCTGCACAACTGCTGCTGCAAGTGCACCTATAGACGTCCCGACAGCTTTTATCAAGCCCCCGATACCTGCCATCACCGTGCCTAGCACCCTCATACCGCCGCTCAGCGCTTGGGTTATTCCATCTACTGCTGCACCTTCATCAACGTAGTGCCTAAAAATACCTACTAGGTTTTCAAGCTCAGGCCACAGCCCCGTTGCGATCGCGTCTTTAGCGCCGCTGATTTCGTCCTGCCACGCCTGCATTTGGCGGTTGGCCAAGTCCATGGTTTGCACCATGCTACTATCCATGATTTGGCCTGTTGACTCGGCGTTGTCGCCAAGCTCTTTTAGCAGTTTTCCGTTGTCCAACAACAGCGGCAGCAAGCGGCTAGAGCGCCGCTCAAGATTTTCCATTTCTGCCGCTATTTCAGCCTGCGACTTGCCTGCGGCTTGCGACTCATTGACAAGTCTTTGTAGGGCGCTTGGGCCATCCTCGCCTGCAGTGCGGTTTAGTCGCCTAAACATACGGCTTAGCTCGTCACCCTGCACGCCCACCTGTGCTGCGGCTGCTGTGTATCGTTGAAACTCTTTTTCGCCAACCTGCGCCGCGTTTGATAGGTTTAAAATTGCAGTGGCGCTCTGGCCGGTTGATGAGACCATTTTTGCACTCATGGTCACAGCTGCGACGCCCATTGCGCCTAGTGATTTTGTGATGGTTGCACTGGCTTTCGCGGTGCGAACGCCCATGTCTTTGGCTGCGCTGCCAACGGTGCTTTTTGCCTCGTCCATCCCTTCGCGCAACTTGTCGGCGTTGGCGCTTAGGAATACTACTAGCTCGCCTAGATTACCCGCCATGTCACCTCCTGTTTCTCAGCATGCGCTTGAGCTGCTCACTGTTAACCACCGGCTCTTGCTCAAAAATAGTGAACATATATGGATTTGTTCGCCACCCTGCCGCACGCATTGTCGCGTCACTGATTGTCATTTTTGCAATCTCGATGCGACGCCCTAGGTGCAGCGTCCCGTGCTCATCGATGACGCGCTGCCAAAAGTTCACCTCGCTGAGGCTGAGCCGTCTTTTGGCTTCGGCGACCGTGTTTCCTCCGATGCCGTTCATTACGAGCTCAGCCCAGAACATCTCTTCTTGCGTCAGTCCTTTTTTTTACCAATACCCGTTAACACATCTATCATTTCAGACGCGATAGCACTTGCTAAGGGGTTTGGCAAATCGCGGAACTCATCTGCTGTGAAAAACGGAGTCTCGCTATCCTCGCCCTCATAAACAAGCAGCGCTACTGCGTCTGGGTTTGGCTTACCCATAATTTTGTCGCCAAACTCCTGTGCGCTTGGCTCGCGCACCCACAACTCCCATTCGTTGCCGCCGTACTCGACAACAACGCGGTGGCGAGGGGTTTTGCCTACAAAGTCCTTTAAGCTTTTCATTATGCAAAGTCCTCTTCGACGCCGCTTTGACGCTGGACGGTGAATGTGCCCTGCCAGTTTCCGTTGTCATCGCTTCCCCACTGCACGGACTCAACATAACCCGTCATTGTCAGCAAGCTGCGGTCGGTTGCAGACCAACTGCCCGATGACAGCGTGGGTGTTGCTGTGCCGTCGCCAAGCGCAACACATAGCTGGATATCATTTGTTCTGTTCTTAAAGAACTCTTTAAAATCTTCGTACGCGTCTAAATTGTCAAAATCTACACCGATGGTCATTTGACCCCATGCAAATTTGCCCGCTTCACTGCGGTTTGAGCTAGCGCCGATGCAGACACGTTCACGCCCTTCGACGCTATCAGTGCCTAAGTCTAGCTCAAATAAACAGCCTGCTTTTTTCACGCTGCCGCTTGTGCCTTCCGAATAAAACAAATCCATGCCTTCTACTTTCATTTTTTACCTCACATGACCGCTTTGGTTAGTGTTATCGTGTTGCGCAAATTTTGCGTTACGTAAACCTGTTTTATTTCGCCTGTATTGCTGGGCATTTCAGCGTGCTCGCCCAGTGCTAGCACGCCGTTTTTAGCAACTTCTGCGTTTGTGTAAACAACGCTCTTTGCTACAAACTCCTTGCCGTCGCTGTCTTTGTAAACCTCGTTGCTATCCTGCCATCGGCATTTAATAACCACTGGCTGCGCATAAGCTGGGCCAAAGCCGTCGTTGCCGCTATAGGCCCAATACGTAGCTTTTTGATGCATGTGTCTATCATAGCGTCTCATCGTATTAGCCTCACTCCGCCATACTGTTTGTCGCCCATGACTTCGCCCAAGCACGGCGCTATGCGTTTTGCCAGCTGGCCAAAGTCTGTTGCTTTGCTGCCCGCGCCTCGGTGTGCCGTCCAAAAAGAATAACTAGCATCACCAAGGCTTTCGCTTTGCATCATGCCCTGCCCATCAATGCCTTGAAGTGTTAAAAAATGCGCCACTAGGTATTTCATAGCTGTTTTTTTTGCTGCGTCATCGAGTTTAGCAAAGCAGTCACCGGCAATGACAAGCATATCTGTTACGAGCGCTGTGATTCGCGATTGCTCGAAAAACTGGCCCGTCAAATCTTCAATTTCTTGCTCAGTGATAACCACGTTCACGCGCCTCGTCTTCGTTCAGATATAACACAGTACAGCGGCAATTTATAACCTGCCCCGCATCTGCGCCAAGCGTTGTGTCTCTCGGAAATAGCATTTGTGTGCCATCGGGAAGCACGAACGGGTCGTCAAACTCTACGATTGCGCCATCCATTTGTTCGTGCTCGTCGCGCTCGTTTCCATCGCCCGTTGCGCTCCACATTTTGTAGCGCACGCTCGATTCGTTGTTCTCGATTTGCTGCTTTACAGCCTCGAAGCCGCCTCTCGAAACCGCCTCACCTGCCTCGGTTCTAGCAATTGTCTCGCCTCGGGTTTGAAGTAGCCGCGCTTCATACCTCGCTATGATGCGTGATAGTTCTCGTTGCGGAACAGGTTTGCCCTGGTCTATGTAGCGTTTCACAGTGGCATCAAACCTCGCGTCTCGCTTCGTGTTTTGCAGATACTTGCGCATCTGTTCGGGGTCGCCGCTGCGTAGGTTTATGCGGGCATTGGCGACAGCCTGTGCCTGCGGGCCGCTCAGCCCAACAATACCGCCCTCTCGTCTGCCGTTCGGTGATACGCGCCCAACAATATCAAGTGCTATTGTCCGTGAGTTTTCGCCAAGTGTTCGGCCTGCAGCCACTATCTCGCGGATAGCTTCTTTTTGCTGTGCGTTAATATCTGCAACAAGTTCGGCTGTGAGTGATGATATAAACTGCATCGCGGCCTGCGAGTTAGGGTCAAATCTACCCGTTAGTTGGCCGCTTGATTTTAGCGACTCTCGAATAGCCTCGGTGGTTTCGGCAAGGTCGCCACCGCGAAGCTCTAGTAATTCGTGCAAGGCATTGGCGTCATCAATCGACGCCTCAACCTCTGCTATCGACACTTTTTTCCCAGCAATGTCTCGCAAAAAAGCGCGCATGACCGCCCGCGTGTGCCGTCTAAGCTCTTGCATTTGACGTCGCCTGCTAATCATGCGCGCTCGTCCTAGTTGGTGCTATCTAGGTACGCGAAGTCACGCTTTCGCACGATATTTACGCCTGCCGTGCGGAACACGCCTGGCACTTCCCAGCGGAGCGGGCCAGACTGATGCACATCGAGGAACTGGTGCGGTAATGGTACCGCTAGCTCCAACACGTTGGGGTCGCGGCGGTATGCAACGATGCGAGGCTTGCCGCCTGTTGCCGCTGTATCCAACTCGTCAAGACTTAGCACCTCCACAAGACGACCGCGGCTCGCGGCAATGTTGTTGGTGGTGATAAAGTCAAGCGCCGTCTGCGCGCCGTTAGGCATCAGCAATCCTGCTAATTTCTCGTACAGTGTGTACGGCAAAATAACCGTGTCCGCGGTTGGCGTGCCTTTGTTGCCAGTAAGCGCGATGGCCTTATTGACTAGCGAGAGCGCCTCTTCTGGTGTAACTGCAGCCCAATCGGTGTTATCCGTGTCGCGCGTTACGCCCGCGTTAGGCTGGTTGATTAGACCAGCTAAGCCTTTTTCGCGGCTGCCAGAGAATGCCAGTTCTTGCATAAACTCTTCATATGCGAGACGTGCAGCACTTGCTTTGCGGGTTGTTAAATCAACACCCATTACGCGCGCACTGTTGATTTCGTCATAGCCGTAGCCATAGCCGATTGCTGCAAAGTGCACAGGAGCAATGCGACCGCCCACATCCACATCTGCCATCGGCACATCATCGGCGTTGCCGTTGATGAACTCGGCTTTGCCCACGCTGTCAGTAGAGATAAACGCCACAGCCTGTTGCCATGGATTACCTTCACTGGTGACAGGCACAAGCTCGGCATAATTGATATGCGCGAACTCCTCGTCCATCACCTGTTCTTTGATGCGAGCGGCTTGACCTTGTAGCCATTTTAAAACTTCTCGATTAGCCATTGCTACCCCTCCACCTCTCCAGTTTCTTCGATTTCTTCAATTTCTGTGCCCATCATGCGAACTGGCGCTAAACCGCCCTCGGCGATGGTGTCGTCAAACTGAGCACCAACGATGCGGAACGAGTAGTCCTCGCCTGCTACGCCCCATTCGCCGGCTGCGTTAAAGCCAACGGAGTCGCCCTCGCTAACGTCGTCGGCTACCTCAACAAACACAACGCCTTGTGTCATGATGCGGGCGCTTTGCGGGAACTCCGCGTCGCCCTCGATGGATACGGGGCAATGGATACCTAAAAACGCCTCGGTGCCGTCTGCGGTCTCAGCCTGTTGACGCTCTGCGTCAGCGTACTGTACTGGCGCGCCGGCTGCGATTGTCTCGCCATCAGCAACAGTGCGGCTAATAAATGTCGCAGGAACCATGCTGCCCTGCATGCCTTTGAATGCTGCTTCCATTATTTCTTCCTCCACGCGTCTTGTAGTCGCTTGCGGTAACGTTCGTCAGCGTCGCTTTTCGGCGCGCTGTCATGGTGTTTCTGCTCGTCTTTGTTGCCAGTGATACGCTCAAGCTCGATATCAAAGCGCGCATCAATATATGCCGCTTCTTTGTCTTGCATGCTGTCGCCTAGTAGAGCCACTAATGCAGATTTTTTAATCTCTGCTTCGCTACCCTTGTATTCCTGGTCAACAATTTTCTTTGCTTTGCCGATTAGCTCAGCTCGTGCCGCAACAGCCTCGTCAAGCTGCTCATCGGTTAGCTGTGCATCTTTCAACGCTTCGATTTCAGCGTCCTTGGCTGCTAGTTTGGTTTGCGCATCCTCAGTCTCAGCTTCAGCGGCTTCCTTTTCCGCCAGCGCTTCGGTGATGCGTTTATTTAATTCGGCAATAACTTCGGCGGCCTGCTCGGAAACCTCCAAAGTGATGCCGTCGTGAATGATTTTCACGCCCATTTTGGTACCTCTTTCGTGGTTGGTTTTTGGCTGTTGGTGGCCGCCACTATCGCCAATTCTTGCTTGTTCACCTGCGCGCGCCCTGTCTACGAGCGCCAAGTGGTTGTTTTTAATGTTGCGCTGAATGCAGTCATACGGCTCACCATCTGGCGTTACGCCGTCAGACCACTCTAGCGTAGCGCTGTATCCCATTGACAGCTCGCGCTTACCGTTTTCGTAGTCCTCAATAGCTTGTGCGTCCATCAGCACCAGTGGCACACGGATAAAATCGCCATCGCGTGCAACTTCGGCGCCAATCTGACCAATAGCCAAATCACGCCAATTCTTTGCGGTGACTGGCTCGCTTGGGTGGTCGTTCGTCATTGGTCGATAAGCAAACGTGCTCATAACCGCATCTGAAAAAACCTCTTCCTCGGGTCGAAATACGCGCACCTGCTTTAAATCAGGACGTCCTACTTCGTGGCCTGCATAAATCTGTATACCACTGCGCGCAACTTTGGCTGTAGCAACTAAGTAGCCGTCATCTGTTCGACGCGGCTTGGTTGCCAGCTCTATGCTGTCGTAAAAATTAATCATCTTCGTTTTCCACCATGCTGAAATACGACTCGCTCTCAAGCGCAGGCAGATAGTCTCCTAACGCCTGAGCTGCTGCGCTGCGCAATTCGTCATCGCTAAAAAGCATCGTATCAGATAGCGTTTTAATCGATGACGATAGCGTGTTTATGTTGTTTGCTTTTTCTGATTCTGTTTCCTGCCACAGCGAGCACCACTCGTAATCCACATCATCGGCGGCTGATGCTTCGTTTAGTATTAAGCGGTCAATAGCGCGAATAGAGGGGCCGATTTTGTTAGCCTGCTCGCTCGCCACTTCGTCGTAAAAATCACGTATTTCGCTATCACCCTTGGCGTTAAGGCCACCTACGCTAGTGCCAAGCAATTTTGTAGCTGGTATACCGCTCGCGCCTGCTGCGATTTGCAATGCAGTTAACTGCACATCGTTTAGGCCGCCAAAATTTACATGCTTCTGCTCGTACGACTCTTCGGCGTCCATCAGCAAGCTGTTCGTGACTGATTTGCCGTGATTGGCCACGGACAAGCGGCGCATCAGCTGGCTTTCGCCCTCTTGAGTGCCCACTATTTCCATTAAGTTTGGGATTTTGAACACATCCACCTTGGCCTCAAACACTAGCGCCGCAATATTTGCGGTAACGCCATCAGCGTTAAGACAGGCGCGGTAAACAGGATTTAGCACGCTGTCACCGCTATTCATGCGAGGAATGTATCGTCCTCTCATCGGGCACAGGCGGCTTGTGTGTACGTCTTGATTATTGATGCGGATTGTGTTCTGTGACTGAGTGGTGCTTCGAAATCGAGACAAGATGCCTGTGTTGTTTGTAGGCATCTCTACGATATCAAGCCCCACGATGCGCTCGTTGTCGCGCAATGGTGCATGCGTCGTATTGCTATTGGTGCGGATTAGTATTGCTGCATGACCGAACAAGCGCGCATCTTTCAAGCACTCATTCACAGCTTGCTGAAGATTTATTCGGCGCTCAATTTCTTCTATGCGGTCAACTGTTGCGGGGTCGCCAGTCCACTTGCGCCAATTGCGCGTAGCCTGGTCGGCGGGCACGTCAACAATGCGCGCAGGCAGCCACGCAAAACGATACGCATCAATAAGCTCAGTCTCTGTTAAGCACTCACTGCTGTATCTTGAGTGAGCAGCCTTGTCGCCACCGAAGCCGATTTGCGCTATTACGTTTGTTAGGCTATCAAAAAATTTAATCATAACCGCCGTGAATGTGCCGTATATGTTTTATGAATAGTACATATAAACGACAATTATGGCAAATGCAAGTGTATAATCGTGGGTTATGAGCTGCTCTGCAGTTAAATGTTTTTGAGAGTGTAGGTGCTGCCGCTAACTAGTTCGTTGTATGCACGGCTTAGTGCATCGACAATATCGTCATGTGCGCCCCGGGGGAATGATGCAAGCTCGTGCACCAGCACCTCGTTCCATGGCGCCTTTATCATGCGCACATTGCCTACATTTATTTGTGATGCAATAGCCTCGGCTCGCGTGGCTTTGTCGCCGCTCTCGGGGGAAAACTTAAACTTTGTGCCTTGCAAACGCTTTGATAGATATGACATCTGTGACTTTCCTGCTGCGCCTGGGTCTTGCGGGATTGATTGTAGAAAACCATCTATTTGTGCGTTTGACACCAGTATTTTTTCAACCTCATCAGGCGAGCCTTGTACGCGAGCAATATCAGCAAAGTAAACAATATCATCTTTAATGCCCACCTTGGCTCCTACGGTCCAGTCGCCCCCGCCCGCGGTTGCTGCCAAGTCCCACCCGCGAACCCATTTTATGCCTGCGGGTAGCGTGTCAATTATCTCGATGTTGTGCGGCTTGAAAAAACCACCGCCCCTCGGAGACGGCTCTTGCTGATACTGTCCTGCAAATGTGTAAGGGCTTGCTTTTTCTAAGCGCCTTAGCATGTCAACAGGGAATTGGCGCTCCCAAAAGCTTGTGCCGTCGTCATTGAGCGCAGGTATTTTTAGTAGCTCCCACTCCTCCCCATTCCCCCCACCCAGTAGCCACCCGCTCAGGTCCTGCTCGTGTAGCCGCTGCTGAATAACGATTATCGGTGTATTAGGCGAGTTTTTGCGGCTCTCTAGTGTGCCTCTAAACCACTCAATCGTGTTGGCACGCATGGTTTCACTAAGCGCGTCATCAGGCTTACTAATATCGTCAATCAGGATGGCGCCAGCGAACATGTCGCCCATGCCTCCTGCCCCCTTGCCCGTGATGGTGCCACCAGCCCCCACGCCGTAAATCATGCCGCCCGCTTCCGTCCTAAACTCGTCACGAGCCTGGCTGTCCCCCTTGATTTGTGGGTTTGTTTCGCGCCATAACCATTGGTACGCCTCGTGTCTGAGCATTTCCCGAACAGCGTAGGTATTGTTTGATGCGAGCGTTTTTGAGTAGCTCGTTAGAATGAATTGGCTTGCAGGGTTTAAACCCATACAAAAGGCGGGAAACATTTGCGACACGAATAATGTCTTGCCACTTCTGGGTGGAACGTTAATGATTAGGCGCTTAGTTTTGCCTGTTATTACACGCGACAACGATTTGCAAATATGCTTGTGATGGGGCGCTAAAATTAAATCACGCCCTGTTTGCGCATAAAACATATAGCGCACAAAAGCATAAAAGTTATTGCGCGCTAATTCCTCTGCTTCATTCTTCGTCATCGTTATTTTTTGCAAACGATGATAGCGCGGCTTCTGCTGTAGCGGGACGGTTTAGGCTTTCGCCTTTTGTTGTGTGGTCTAGGATTTGCGTCTCTTTCCAGCCTGCCTGCGTCTTCATCCAGAAGATCATAGCCGTGGTATCGCCCGACTTTGCCTTGTTGAACAAAGCGCCGCCAATTGTTGCGTTAGCTTTAGCCTTGGACTGGTCAAGCTCATTGCGGTAATACTTGCGCAAAGTCTTTGGGTCAATACCGATAATTTCAGCTATGGTTTCCTGCCGCGTGCCTACCATCGCGTGTAATTGTACTAGCTCGCGCGTTACTCGCGTTGGCTCGTGTGGTGGCGCGCCTGGCGATGATGTTTCTTTCATTTTTAAACCTCTAGTTTGCTTATTGTAACAATAAAGGTTATTGTTCTTAGCATTGCTTGCATGTATATTCTTCATCGTGCATTAAATGAATGCATGCTCGCATTGTAGCATGAAACAGTAAGTACACATAAGGAGCCAACAATTGACAAACGATGAGTACAGAGCTGCGCAATCAACTCTAGGTCTTACTAATAAACAGCTTGCTGAAAAGCTTGGCGTAACTCAAGACACGATTGTAAAGCGAAAGTCAGGAAGAACACCAATAACAACAGAGGCAGCAATCGCTATTAAAAAACTTTTAGGAGACAGCAATGAGAATTCCAACAATTAATGTAGATGGTGTAAGTGTTAAAGGCTGTAAGTACATATACGCGCCAAAGGGTCAGGCAGGAGAGTATGCTGAGCTATCAACAAACCCATATAGAGGGTGTGGTCATAAGTGCGCATACTGCTACGTCCCATCCGTCATCAGGATGAACAGAAATGAGTTTAACTTAGGTGCAAAAGACCGTGATGGCTACGAATCCGGGCTTTTGCGTGACGCTAAGAAATACAAAGATGCAGGAATACGTGAGCAAGTCATGCTTTCATTCACAACAGACCCGTATCACTCTGGCGATACCAGTCTCACAAGAAGAACGCTAAAAATACTTAAAGAGCATGGCCTTGGGTTTTGCACACTAACAAAAGGTGGTACAAGAGCTTTGCGCGATATAGATTTGTTTCGACCCGACCGTGATGCTTTTGCTTCGACCCTAACAAGCCTTGATGATGATTTTAGCAGAAAGTGGGAAAGTGGTGCAGCCCTTCCTAAAGACAGGATAAGCGCGTTAGAGCAGTTCCATGATAAGGGCATATTCACTTGGGTTTCTCTTGAGCCGACTCTTGATACTGACGCAAGCATAAATATAGTTAAAGAAACACATAAGTTTGTTGACTTATTTAAGATTGGGCGAGTTAATTATCTACCCATGACTAGGACAACAGACTGGGAAGAGTATACGCACAGGATGATAGATGTTTGTCAGTCTCTTGGTGTCGATCACTACATCAAGAAAGACTTGCAGTGCTACTTGCCCGAAGGATACAACAACCCTTTAAGGGTTAAGCAGCATCACGGTTGATAGTGAACGTGTAATAACGCATAGCAGAACCAGTTACACCTTTTGCTATGCGTTTATTCTCAACACTGCCTGACAGCAATTGAGCGGTTTTACTGATAACATCATTTATAAATTCATCATGAAGGACGTGCGCTCTTTTTGCTATATGAAAATCTATACCTGTGAAAAACCGCATTCCTTTTGATATTCTGCCTAGCTTTAAATCCATATTGGTTCCATCTGTTAGGACGAACGCTATTTTTGAGTGGTCACCAACGAGCGGCAGTATGTCTCTCAATATTTCGTATGGCGACCCATATGCATCAATATCAAATATATTAAATTTTGAAATATCAATAAGTCTTAATGCTTTTCTTGCGTCTCCGCATATTGTGTGCCTGTCATCAAAAAACTTTACCTTGTCAATGCCAGTATACATATCAGACTTGTGCCAAACTAGCTTATGCATCTCACCTGCGCCGCAAAAAACTTCGAGCGTGTTTCTTTCCCCATCTATTGAATCAAACGCTGATTGTCGTATTATTTGCTTTGCGTTTGTTTTTGCGTTATTTGTCTTTACGCCATTAAACTTGCTCATCATCACACCAAATCGAAGCGCCGGGCACTTCGCTTATCGATCTATTTACAAGGTTCATGACTTCTGTTCTTTTTTCAGGTGGAAATTTTACTATAATTTCATCAATCGGCTCTTTTTCGTCATCTTCATCGTCAAGACTTATACCACCTGTTTCATCAAACAATTTAGATATCTCATCTATATCAAAACCCGTCAGCTCCAAATCAAAACCCATCTCGCCAAGCTCGTCCAGCTCAATGCGCAGCATGTCGTCATCCCAACCAGCATTGAGCGCCAGCTTGTTGTCTGCAATCACGTAGGCGCGTCGCTGAGCATCCGTCAGGTGTGAGACCTCAATGCAAGGCAGCTCTTTTAGCCCAAGTTTTTGCGCTGCCATCACACGGCCATGGCCTGCAATGATTCTGTTTTCGCCATCAATGATAATCGGATTAAGAAAACCAAACTCTTTAATACTGGCTGCAATTTGCGCGACCTGTTCATCGCTGTGAGTTCGTGAATTACGCGCATACGGAATCAGGCTATCGGTTGAAACTTTTTTATAGTCGGGAAATTTGCTCATACCACCACCAAAAAACAATCATTGCTGGCATTGTAGCATAATTGGCGCGCCTGGCAGGACTCGAACCTACATATAAGCGGCTTAGAAGGCCGCTGCCTATCCAATTAGACTACAGGCGCGTAATGCAGTCTGTCAGGCAATCAAATACTTAACCAGCGCTGCAACCGCCAGCATCGGTGTCAGAGCTACGCACATGAGTATGACTGTTAGTAAAGTATCGATTAGCTTGTTCACCTCTGCCTCCCATTAAACCATCGCAGTTATTTGTGGTTTTGAGTAACGATCAATAAGAGCCCTGGCAACTCTGGGGTCAGTCTGAATAGCTGCTAGCTCGTGTGCTAGCTCCAGCTTGCGTTTAGCCCATGCTTCATGTGCCTGTTGCTCGCAAGTGAAGCGGCCAAGGAATTCTTGCTTTTTGGTAAATGGGTTGCGGCACCGCGCTCTAAACTTTTCTTCTTGCTTGACCCAGTGCACCCCAATCAGCCACTCACCGCGTGCCGCGCCACTATCACTGGCAAACGTGTTAACCACTCCTGCTACAAAAACACAAGTCTCAGCGCTATAAACCTTATTTCCTTCAAATAGCAAATCTTTGTCAAGATGTTTGCCTTGCCAGTCTTGCCCCTTCATCCACGACCTGAAGTTGCTAAACGTCAACCAATCCTCTGAAACAGTGCAGTCTTTGTAAGTTGGTCTGCGCTTTTGGTGTTTTTCAGAGTAGCAACGCCTAAGCATCCCTTTCCAAGTGCGGTAATACGGACACTCCCAAACCAGTTTCCTTTTTCGCTTGCCGTCTACATATCCAGCCTCTTCCCATTTTTTTACAACATAATCAGCGTCGTTAATCCCAACACCGAAGACAAGTTTTTTAGGCTTCATAACCACCACCCATAAAAAAGCTCTAACTCCTTTCCCGTGGTGGTAATGGCGCAAAAGTGAGCCACACAGGAGAAGAATTAGAGCTTTGTTAACTTTTGACTTTTAGGGTTACCACACCCTTTAAACAAACTGAATCATAACAGCCACAGCGCCACCATGCAAGCTATTTTGCCGTAAGATTTTTATAGCTCCGTCGTGTAAAACAAAACCAGAGCGTGTACACCTACCGCCAATTCTGGAACTACATTCAATATCTATACAAAACGGCAATATATACGTGCCCTTTTACACCATATTCCTAAATATATGTTATATACTATATAGGTGTACACAGTGTACACAGTAGTATAGTAACAACAATAAAATCAATGACTTACTAGGCGTGACACTTCCGTGTACACCTCTTAATAGTGTACACCTAGGTGTACACATTGTACAAAAAATGTACTGCCCTTTTGTTTTTTAATCCAAAACCCAAGGGCAACAAAAGTATAAAAAGGCAGTACAAAAAACATACAGTTTGGCGCATTTTGTCAAAACAGGTCAAAAAACACGGATTTGTGTACACCTTTGTGGCAACGTGTCACGCTAGGTGTCACGCTTTTTTATACAGGTGTCACGCCCGTATTTCTGGCACAAAAAAAGCCCGCAAAAGCGGGCGTGTTATCAGTGCTGTGAGCGCGCTATTTGCGCTCACCACTCTGTACTATTTTTGCCATCAATTATCAGCGGCGGCACTAGCAGCAACCTGCCACGGTTCCTGCATCTCTTTGAATCATTGCCGTTCATCTCTCTAATCACGATGCCTGCGCGCGTAACATCCGCCCGCGTCGGTCTGTCGATACCAGCGGCAATAAGCGCATCAGTTGCACTCACGTAGACCCAAGCACTCTTGTCTGCATCCCAGTCATAGGCGCCTAGAATTCTATCTTTGACTGGGTCGGCAGCCTCGTAGTTGCGGTTATGCTCATTAAGCTGCGCAAGCTCGCTGGGCGATAGGTACCACTTTTCGCCTTGCTTGTAGTAGTGCAAAAACTCCGCCCACACCTGTTGCATATCAAGCTCGTGCTCATAATTAATATGCTCGCAATCAACCACCCAAAACCGACGGTTGCCCGTGTCGTCTTGTAGAAAATCACTATTATTCACTGAGCCAAAAAGCACAGTGCGGCGCGCGTAGACAGACTCTTTTCGCGCGTAAGGACGTCGCATCACGTCACTGCCCGCGGTGACGAACGCTTTTAGTCTTGCAAGCTCTGAGCGCCTTAGTGTTGCATCTATCTCGCCAAGCTCAACAAGCCAGTACCTCAGCACAGAGAACACATAATCTTTGTTTTCGGTGTCTAGCATCAAGCCGTCTTTGACTAGCTCTAGTTGCTCGTTAACATTTTTTGGAACAAGGCTTTTAAACCACGACGTTTTGCCAAGACCCTGCTTTCCTGCGAACACTAAAATTCCGTGAGCCTCAACCCCTGTGGGCGAAAAAGCCGCCCGTATCGCCGATAGCATCCACCTTGAGATGAGTGTGTTTTTTAGGCCCTGCGCTTCGTCGCCCCCTTTTGCGCGAACAGTGCTAAGGAAATCGTGGATGCGAACCACGCCATCCCATGGTTTTGACTCAATCCAGCACTTGACGGGCGAGTACTGGTTTTGGTCCGCAATCAACGTCACAAACTCCTGCAGCTTGCTTGTTGGGAAGTCAAACAGGCTGCACGTACTCGCAAGCTCAGCAAAAGCCGCGTTCGCTTGGTTATCCCGAGAGTAGCTACGGTTGGGTATTAAGATTTCCTCTTCTTTTGAGATGACGTTATAGCGTATTGTGATACCTGCGCGCCTTGCTATTTCGCGCAAGTTCTCGTGATGATTAAGCGGCTTGTCTTTTTTGTCTGTCCAAACCAATTTCGCAGATATATTGAAGCTTGTTCCGCTTATCTCGCTACTAACACCGCGCTCCTGCGCGCTCTGCACGGCATTTCTACTACCCTGCAGTGGCGGCTCAGGCGGAGCGTCTACAGTCACAGGCTCTCTCCGCGCTGGCGTATCTGTTCGCACTCCTGACGCATCAGCTAGCTCGCGCGCTGCCTTGGCAAAATCTCCGTTGTGCTCATACTCGCAAAACAAATCAAAACTAGAAACTGGCTGGCCTGTACTATCACTGCAAAGCGGGTCGCTTGCATGGTGAATCCAGCATTTGTTGTTACCCAGCAGCACAACACCAGCCAACCCAGTGCTGCTAGATGGCGCTAGGTATCTACTGCGACCAACACGCTTGTACCCGTAATTTTCTAGCGCATCTTCAATGCGCATTACGCGCTCATAATCACGCGCCACAGCAACAAGCCCGCCGTCGCTAGAGTAGTGCCTCTGACTTGGCGCTTGGCGCTCGGCTTTGTACAGCTCGTCTACGCCCACCCACGGGCACGCCGCCAGCGCTTGGCGCTTAAATGTGCTCTCGAATTCTTGCCAAAATGACAACAACCAAGCTGGCAGCACTGGAATCTCGTCACCTGGCGGGGTTATCCACACGTAGGGCTTTTCGGTGTCTGGGTGGGTACTAGGCGGCAGCACATCTTGTCGCTGCCTGCCATCCGTAGCTGCGCGCAGCTCAAACACGGTATAAGGCGCAAACTCGCGCGCCTTCTCTCGCACCTTGGCCTCAAGCGCTTCGTCTCCTGCTTCCTTAGCTGCTCTAGCCTCTGCCAGCTTTGCCTTATATTTCTCACCATCGGGGTCGCTCTCGGGTCGCCAGTTTAGTTTGTGGTATCCAAGCTCAGCGCCCGCGGGGACCCGAAACATAATGCGCAACCCATTTGGGCCACCCTTGATTGCTACGCCCTGCTTATTGACCAGCTCTTCATAATCAATGCCAAGACCGTCACAAATAATTCTAAAGCTGTCCTCGCAATCAATATCTAGACTACAGAGGCGTGACGGACCAAGCGCCGCGCCCATGTTCCAATCGGGGTTTGCTGTAAAAAATGACTCCGCAATATCAGGGCATGAGATAACTTTATTGCCCCAATCGCGTGCGCGCGGAAACTTGCGTCTAGGTTCTATGGGCACAATAGCGATATCGTATTTCGATACGTACCGCCTAGCCCACACAGCTGTGTTGTGTTTTTTTGTCATCTAGTTCGTTCCTTTGATTATTTTTAGCGCATCTTCAACCGAGCGTGCCACCCCAGCCAGGCCACCTAGTTCGCGTATACGATTGATAAACGCCTGCTGCCTGCTTGTCACCTTGCCATGCGCTGCTTTTACCTCAATAGCAGTAAATACAGCTAGCTTCTTCCCAACCATATCTTGCGTAACAGTTACTGGCGTCACGCCGATTAGGTCACTGCTACCAACAGCAAGACCAAACCGAACCAACCTCCCGCGCTCATCTTTTAGCGCGCCTGTGTTATTGCGAAACAATAGCACCCCGCAGCAAGCAAGCTCGAGAAGAATATCATTCATAACCGCTTGTTCGGATTTACTCATTGCTAGCCTCCGCCTTCAACTCTCTGTAGTGCTGCAGCGCTAGTGGAAAAACCGCGCGTGCATTTATTTTTTTACGTGCTGCAAATACATTTGCCGCCCAGCCGTGGGGCGAGCGCATCTTGCGGCGCATACCGATTTCCACTAGCTCGCGCAGTTCGCGCGCCCTGCCCTGCTCTTTTCGTGCTTCTATTTTTGCGCGCTCAACCTCCGCTGCTTTTCGCACCATTTCAAGCTCGCCGTCCACCTGCTCTATTTTGCGCTCTTTAAACTCAACCTCAGCGCCACAGTGCGGGCACTCATGAACACCCGAACGGAACGCAAAAAAACATTTCTCGCACGTTTGAACGCCAACGGCATCGGCATCAGCCTCGCGTCTACCTTGACGCTTATCACCTTCTAGCGACCACTCTCGGTTATCGCATGGCAACCCGTGTCGCTGCCAGTTGCCCACATGGTCAAGTATGACCAAATGATCTTTGCTTGGGTGTGGGCGCAGCCCGCGGCCGTTGCCCTGCATATACACCACGACACTTTTAGTGGGGCGCAACCACTGAACCGCTCCAATCTCAGGTATATCCACACCTTCAACGAGGAGCTGAACACTTGTCAGTATTTTCTTTTCGCCGCTCCTGAACTGCTCTAGCACCTCATCGCGGTTTTTTGTTTTTCCATGAATCGCCACCGCTGGAATGCCTGCATCTGAGTACGCGCGCGCCACGCTTTCCGCGTGATGAATTGTTGCGCACATCACTACGCACTGGCGCCCGTACGCAAACTTTAGGTAGTGGTCAATGGCATCACCCACAACCTGCGGTTTGCCCGCCTCGCGCTCAACATCGCCAGCACTGTAGTCACCAGCTACCGTGCGCACGGTAGAGAAGTCCGCTTTCTGCGGCACGCCGTATAACTGATAGTCACACAAATAGCCCTGCTCGATTAGAAACCTGATGCTCGGACCGTGAACAATATCCTGAAAGATATGATTCAGTCCTTTGCCATCGGTACGCTGAGGAGTGGCAGTCAACCCTACTACGTGCGCGTCGCTGTACGCATCTAGTATCAACTGATATGTGTTCGCCACGGCACGGTGCGCTTCGTCCACGATTATAAGACTAGGCGGCTTGTATTGATCGAGCCTATTTTTCAGCGTCATTATGCTAGCAAGCTGCACGGGGTGTGGTGTTTTTGCGCGTCCCGCTCTAATCATTCCGTGTGCTAATTGGTTGTGCCACATCGCCTTACTTGTCTGATTTAGAAGTTCGTTTTGGTGCACCAAAAACATAGCAGACAGACCACGCTCAACTGCGTTGCCTATCATAGTGCACGCAAGGGCGGTCTTGCCTGCACCTGTGGGTGCCTGCATCAAGACGCGCTGACTGGCACGCAATGCCTGGCGCGTCCGGCTAATCAGGTCGTGCTGATAGTCGCGCAGCTTAATCATTGTTGCGCACCGCTTTGGCCTGATTTTCAAAATACTCACGCAGAGCAATGATTGTGCTCAGCGTTGGGTTTGTATTTACGCCGTCTCGAATTTGAGTGATTGTTTGCCTGCTAATGCCTGTGGCATCAGCCACTTTTTTAATGTTTCTGTCCTGCAGTTGATGCCTAATATTATCTAGCATTTTCGTTTTCTCCTGTTTATGCAATTTATGTGTTGACAATGTAAATCAAAATATACAATATGGCAACCACAACAAACAACACGGAGCTAAAAATGCAAATAATCGATTACACTAAAGGCATGGAGATACCAAAGAACTGCATTATTCGCGGCATGCCAAACGAGGTTTACCACTCAACAGCGCACATGAGCAAGTCAAAGCTAGATTTATTTGACCGCTCACCAGCGCATCTAGAGTGCGCTGGACCAATTGCACCAACGCGCGCAATGGAAATAGGCACAGCTATTCACACGGCAATTCTAGAGCCTGAGCGCTTTAAAGAAGAATACCTGCTGCTAACTGACGCAAAAGACCGGCGAAGCTCACTGTACCGCGACGCATCGAAAGTTCACGGAACGGAGCGTGTGCTAGTCAGCACAGAGTGCGAGAAAGTGGAAGGCATGCGCATCACAGCTCATGCATACCACGAGTACACTGACAACTATCTAAACAAGCCGCACGAAATAGAGCTGTCGTATTTTGGAATATGTTCAGAAACAGGCGTGCCCATCAAGTGTCGTTTTGACATGATAACTGAGTGCGGACATGCGCTTGACCTAAAAAAGACACAGGACGTCAGGCTGGACGCACTAGGCAGGGCTATTCTCAATTACAGATATCACGTGCAGTGGGCGTTCTATTCTCACGTTTACGAGTGCGTAACAGGAGAGCCTCTCAAATCGTTTAATTTCTTTTTTATCGAAGAAAACGCGCCGCACAGCTGCCAAATAGCCAGGTTGTGCGAGGAAACCAAGCAGACAGGCACCGCCGAAATGCTGGAGAACCTAGAGAGCTACGCCTCAAATCCAAGCGCAACTGACGGCACGTGGCGGTCACCAGAGGTACTATCACTACCAGTATGGTACTTAAACCAGAACGCAACAGAGGAAATTATCTATGAGTAAATATGATGACGATATTAGTTTTGCAGTAGAGGCAAAGTCTGACCAGTTAAACGCGGTTGATATTATGGGCGCTGAGCCAATTTTAACAATTCGCGATTTCAAGATTAACAAGACGCCTGACCAGCCAGTGTGGCTGTATTTCAATGGCGACAACGGGCGCCCGTGGAAACCAAGCAAGGGCATGCTGCGCATCTTGGGCGCTGCGTGGGGCCGTCGAGCGAGCGCATGGGTAGGCAAAAGCGTCCAAGTCTATTTTGAGCCTGACGTAACATACGCAGGAAAAAAAGTTGGCGGAATACGCATCAAGGCGCTATCTGATATTGAGCGCCAAATGGACTTTTCAGAGGCACTAAGCCGCGGAAAGCGTCGCACA